TATCTTTTCTTAGCTGTCCAGATACCTTTGTCAGCTATCGACTCTCTTTTCATCACCATCTTTTGTTCGTATGAATTTACATACGAATGAAGAGCTTGATAACACTCGCTAATATATGGTTCAATCTTATCCTTACACATTTTGTCCAAGAAGGATATAATCTTTTCAGTCTCAGCTCCCTCTCCCCACACCTCATTAACCAGTTTATCAAACGTGATGTATATGCTGTCCGTATCCGATGCGATAACATAATCCGTTTCTCCTGTTTTGAGTAAATCGTTGATGAATCTATTTATATGTTTCTCAATCCATCGTATTGATAACTGACCCGACATGGTAACGGCTTCTGCCTGTTCTGGAGAATAATACAAGAAATATTGATTTGCTAACGCACCATAAGCACTATTCAAGAGAATCTTCTTAGCCATTTGAGCATTATTGTATTTTGATATGTTATTTACAACTTCCTGTTTATTTTTATAATTTCCGTCCTCTAATCTCTGCTCCTCTGAAAGCATCTTCTTTTTATATGTTACCCTATCATCATACATCATTTTCATTAATTTAGGTAAAAATCCTTGATGTTTTGTTGAAAAATGTTGTCCGTTAGGGGTCATTGTCATCTGTTTTTCTTTCAGATAATCGGTATCATAATCTTGATTCAATAACCCATTTACACCATCTCTATATTTTATTTTAAGCACTTCGTCATCTGATATAGTTTCTGGGCTGATATTATATTGTTGAATCAAATGTGGATAGAGTGAATTCAAGTCAAATGATACTACCCATTTATGCATACCGATATGAGGTTCTTTTACATGACCACCTTCAATACTTTTAGAGTCACCTTTACTTCTTTTATTAGGGGTAGCAATTTTCTGATCTTTCAAGAAATTGTAAATAATACACTCCCATGTTTTAACAGGGGAAAATACATCCTCAAAATTAACTTGTGATTCATAAGCTATTGTGATTATCAAATCTAATAACTTCATTTTATCATCAAGTTTTTTTACAATCTCAACGTCCTTGATATTGTATTCAATGAACTTTTGATAATCAGTTTTGTACAAGTTATAACCAGCAACTGCTTCATCAGTTACCTTACCCATACCAAGCTCAACTTGACCAATATAGTCAAGACGATATGACTCTCTATTTTTATAAGTATACTTTTTATACAAATCAATGTAATCTAAAACTGATATACCAATAATTCCGTAATACTGATTTTCTCTACCAGCTATCACAACATTCTTTTCAAAAACTTTGTTAATGGGTGATAGGTGTTTATAGTTCAATCCTAAAAACATAAGACGATTGACAATGTAAGGCATATCAAAAAACTTACAGTTCCAACCAGTAATTATATGAGGCGGATTATCTTTCCACCAATCTAAAAACAGTTGCATCATTTCTTCTTCGTTATCACAAAGAAAATATTTAATTGTTTTATCTGGTTCGTTAGGAGTATATTCACCAAGACCAAAAACATAATAAACATCAGTAATGCTATTATGAATAGTTAATGAAGTAATAGGTGATCTAGCTGAACGTATATCTGGAAAACCCTCTTCCGATGCAACCTCAATATCAAGTGTATAGATAAGTATCTTAGACCTATCCCATTGGATATCAGGATAAGTTTCAGATATGTATTGAGAAACATAACTCTTTGTACCATGAAAGGCAAAGTTAGTTACGTCATCATATTGCTCAACAAAATCTTTACAATCGTTTATAGATGGAAATTTTAAACTTGCTAAAGGTTTGTTGTCTAGGGTTCTGAATGTAGCTTTCTCTATGGGACATGGAACATATAGTGTAGGTTCAAAGGGAACATATTCTGAATACTCTTCACCTTTACTATCTATATCACGAACATAAATTTTATTTTGGAATTGACCAATGTATGTATAGAATTTCATAGTATATATATTATAACAAAAAGGGGTTCACAATACAAGGAAAAACTTTACGACAATAAGCCTCCTGCGTCATCAGGCACTACAATACCAGAGCCATATATACGGCTATATTCATTGCTAATTGTTGATGCTGCTGTAGCTACAATTTGAATATGTTCTGGTTTTAATTTATAGTCCTTGTCCTCAGAATATGGAAGCCATGGTTGGAAGGCTATTTTTTCTTTGCTCACAGGAATCATCACAACTGGATTTTTTATTACATTCGTTTCTTCATCAAATTCACCGAATAGTTCTTCACCGCTTGTCAGCTTCACAATCTTTACAATCATTATCTTTCTCCTTTTCTATATTTTCTTCATCAATCTTTCTGTCAATTATATTACCTAAAGCACCACCAAGAGCATTAATGGATATTTCAGCAATTGTTGTACAACCGATTTGTGTAACTAAGATTAAAATTAAAACTTTTTTCATAATGCAAAATCGTCATCCATCTCAAATGAGTTATCTTTTGAATCCTTAGAGGTTCGTATACCAACATTACCAATTGTATATTTAGCTTGTAAGTCCCATTCAGACTTTTCACTAAATGGTAAGATTTTCATTTGACGAATTGAGGTAGTTGGTTGTGCTTTTTCGGGAGTAACAATTTCAACTAAATCCCATTCATGCAAAAGATTTACAACAGTATTTCTGCGTTCTAAATCATTCTCGGAAATATTGGTAGGTTTTCCATCAAGAGCAAAGAGCTCTTTGAAATGAACAATATAATATTTTCCCTGCTTGTGGAGTATATGGCAAGATTGAAATAACTTCTTTTCTCTGCGTGAAGCTATACCAATTCGTGTTAGGGTTTCTTTAACTTTTAGAAAATCATCGTCCTCTTTTAGCCGGACTTCTATCATGTCCTCAATTGACCATTTAACATTCTCATTCATTGTCTTAATCCTTTCAATTCAATATATCTGCTGTATTAATAGATTCCATTATATAGTCATAGTTAACTATACGTTTTATATAGTTATTTATAAAATTACGAAACTCCACCTTTGTACAGTCTCTTTTTGATAGTTTCAATGTCACTATCAGATAAAACTGACAAGGCACTAAGTGCTTTGGGAGTACTATAGTTAAAATACTCTTTAACCATTTCTAAATGCTCATACTTCTTTGACTTGGCCCAATATTTCTTAGACCTTCGTTTTTTATCAATAGAGTGGTGCATATAATCATAATGAAGTTTATCATCTAAATCAGGTCTAAAATTCATCTTATTAGCAAAATCCAAAATATCTGGATGATATGCTAATGTCCTATTGATAAGAAACTTAGTATATGACTTCATCCCCGAAGCCTCACTATCATATCTTTCTTTACTAGTCAAATCATGTGCTAAGTCAAACGGTGATACTTTTTTTTCTTTGACCTCTTCTACTTCCTCAACTACAATCTCATTTCCAAATAGGTCTTTACTCATTATTCATCCTCATCAGGTGGCGGAGCATCTAATCTCCACTTACCCTTCTTTGCTACTAAGGTTTCATCATATGGATTCCAATCAACATTACGCAACCTTGCAAGTGGATTCCGTTTCACTTTTTTAATTTTCTTCCGTGTCTCCATTGGGTCTTCCATATCTTCTGGGCCTGCTAAATGATCTGGACGTTGTTCAAAACCAAAATCACGGCCATGTTTTCTTTGCCAATCAACTTCGTCTTCCATATCGCGTCGTAGCCTTCTTTTTTCATTCTCCATATCATTAAGAAAATTATCTTTATACTTATTCATACGTTGACGAAATTCATCAACACGGCGTTCTTTTTCTATTTGTTCTTCATCAGAAAGTTCTTCTGAATTTTGTTTTCGTTTTTCCATAATCATTTCTTTCTTATCATCAGGAAGACCATCCCATTTTTTCATTAGGTTCATATTGAGATTATGAAAAATACGATTGTATAAGTCTTCATTTTCTAAAGCTGAACACAATGCAAGTACAAGTGAAAACGTCTTACTTAAATCTTCAACATCCCCCATATATCCTTCATCAGAACTCTCAAGGTCATGGCTAACCATTTCAATTGTACCATCAGCACGCACTACTAAAGCACTATCCTCAAGACCAAGCTTAATGAATAGATTACCATCTTTATCGTATTGTGGTTCGTTTGGTTGTTCGTTCTCTTGATTTTCTTCGTTCATACATTTACCCCCTTTACATAATGTATTTATAATACTCATCACTTGTGTTAAAAATCTTCGTATCATATAAATCCAGTTAAGGATGAATCAGTAACCTTAACTACAGGCGGTTTTTCTTCTTTCAAAAATTTACTTTTTAATTCACCTTCCCAATCTTTATTTATATTCATAAAAACATTATCTAAAAATATTAAATTGTCATAAATCTTTTTCTGAAAAAATTCTTTATATATTTCTTCCATACCACACTTTAATACCCTTGTAACATTTTCAAGATATTCTAACTGTAAATAAAGGTTATGAAAAGCCATATTCATATTAAAACATTTAAATCTGATTGTTTCTTCACCTTGTTTATTTTTTTTGTAATGATTAAATAAACCAAACACATCTGTTAAATCTGTGCATATAGGACAATTACAAGGCATCCTAAAATCCTTTGACAACTTTGTATAGTCAATTGTATTAGGCCAATTCATGGATGACATACCAGTACCAACGATATACCGAGCCTCAGTAAAGTAACCACCAAAAACACAAGTTCTATTCCAGTATGTAGAATCATATGTAAGTTGTACATCAATACCATGTTTATTTAACAACATTTGTAGGTATTGAAAATAAATCATACTCTCATTTGAAGTAACACCAAATATATGAAAGTACTTACACTCTGGTCTATCAAACTCACCATTCTTAATTAAGAATAACATAGCTGGTACAATACGTCCT